CGGTGTTATATATCCGGCGTTCCAACTCGCTTAACCGGTTATCAATGTATGAAATGTCCGATATCTTACGCGTTACGCTCCTATATGAGTAGGCCCGCTTTTCAAAGTCGTAATATTTTTCGTAATACGTCCGGGTCTTTGAAGTGTTTAGAATCTTACGCCAGCGCGTAAGTGTTTCGGTTGTCTTCATATCAAACCTAAGCCCCCTTTGCCAGTCTATACCGTGGCCGAACTCATGGTATATAATCCCCTTCCTGTACCAATCCGAACGGGTAAGCCTTTCATTATCTACTATATTTACCGTCTTCGCTCCTGGGTCATAACAGGAGCCGCTTCTAAACCTTGGAACTATGTTTAAGCCTATCGGTTTGTCCGGGTCTATAAGCTTGAAAAAGCCGTTTTCTAACTCTATATCCTTGCCTTTGAAGTAGGGGCTTCCCTTCTTTAATGCTTCCGGGGTGTTTTCTTCGGAAGGGGTTGTAATTTGCTGGGCCTGCTTAACAATATCTTTAAGGTTTTGAATGTTGTTATTAAGCCCTGCAGCTATATTGCCATTCGTATAGTTATCCTTAATCCAATAGGGTACGGCTTTACCTTTCTCTACTCGTTCCCGGTTATTGTTTACCCAATCGGTTAGAGCCTTTGGCGGCTCTGTAACGGTGTATTCCGGCTTCCATTCGTCAAGCTTGCCCTTTGCAAGTGCTTTCATACGCTTTGCAAAATCTTTATCGCTAATGGTTATTGGAATCATACGGCAGCGGCATTGCGGATGCCAACCCGTCCAAAGGAATGTTTTAGGGTATTGCCCTGCCATTTCGTCGCAAATGTCCGTAAGCGGAACCGGGCGGCCTTTTACCATGGTCGTATGGTTATTGCTTAACTCTATCCGGTAGCCTGTAATAAGTGGGTTCTTTTGGTAACCTTCCCATTCTGCGCGCCTGTAAGCTGCGTTTATTTCCGTACGGGCCAATCGTAAGGCGTTCTTATAACTGCTTCTGTAAACGCCTTGGCCGGGGTTGTACTTCTTTGCTGCCTTGCTCCATTCAAGCTGGCCCGTTTCCTTATTCTTTACCCGCCTGTATAGTTTGTTCGGTTCGTTAAGGTAACCGCTTAGTTCCTTGGTTAAGTCGTCCGCGCTTTTGCCTTCCAAAATGCCGTTTTGTATTATTATTTCCAGCTCCTTTTTGGCGTTCCCGGCAAGGTTCCAAATACGGGAAGAAATGTTTAGCCCGCCCCGTTTTTCATTGGCGAAGGCTTCCGCGTTCATTCCTTCTTTTCGGTGCAAAGCTAAAGCCCTTTCGCTTATGGTCTTAACTGCTTCTTTCTCTTTGCTGGTTTTTCCGAAAGCTGCATAAAGTGAAGTAGTTACCTTTTCTTCCCCCTTCGTCCACGCTTGGTTAATACCGCTTTTTACTACTATTTGGGTCTGTGCGGCCAAGGCTTTTAATTGGCTGTCAAGCTTTCGCGTTGCCGCCGGGTTCCCGCTCCATGTGAACTCTCCCCCGTTTTCTATTGCCTTCTTAACTTCGGTAATCTTTAGCGCACCGGTGTAAGTTTCCCCGTATAAGCTTTTAAGCTGGGCTTCAAGCTTGGTAAGCTGCTTTATTAAATCCTGCCGTTCTGCCATTTCCTTAATCCTTAAAACTGTCTAACACAATCTGTATATTTTTCTCCATAATGCTGTTAATTTGCGAAGCCGGGCCGGTCAAAACATCAAAGCCTTTACTTTCAACATAAAGGGCGTAATCTTCCCCGGCTACTACTACGGCTACAATATCGTTAGGATAGAGCGCGGCCGCTTGGTTTGCTATCCTGCGGCCCTTTATTATACCTTGCTCCCCGTTACCTTCGCCCATTCCTGCTTTCTCGAAATTTTCCGTAATCTTTTCCCCGGAATCGTAAAGAACGTAACCAATTGAAGAACGTAAGTTATTCGTTTGGTCTTTGTACGTATTTTGGCTTTTAGCAATCTCGGTAATCTCTAAACATGTCTTTTCCAAGGCTTCTATAAAACCCTGCATTATAAGCTCAAACTTTAGGTTTACGCCTTCAAAAATCTTATCTATGTTGAACTTCTTCTTTATAGCCATGGTTATTTGTTTTTGTAGGACTTGCAAAGGTGGGGCCATGTGCCCTTTTTAAAGCCGTTGGGGGTTTCCTGTTTGTTACTGCAGTCAATAAGGCCGTTTACTATTTCGTTACCGCCCCAAGCGCAATTTATACAAAGCACCTGGGGCGTTTTTTCTTGTTTCTTCGCCATTATATCGTAGGTTCTGTTATGTCCGTATAAGCGGAAGCGGCCCCTTCTTCTTGTATAAGGCTATATTCTGCTTCGGTATCGTTAACCCATCCCAATTGCGCTACGGATGTCTTTTGTGAAATAATAGGTTTCCCACCGTTGGCCGCTACTAACAGGTCAACGTTTGCCCGTTCGTCTTCAATCATAAACGGTACTATTTCCGGTTCAATAGTCAAGCTTTCGGTAGCTGCCTTAATACTTGTATTGAAATAACCTAAGAAGGATTGTATAACGCTTAAACGGCGTTGTAGGTAGTCGTCGAAAACTTCCATTTTGTCCTGCACTTTTAAATGCGCGTCAAGGAATAGAAGCTTTAAGGCTACGCCCGAAATAGAACCAATACCCTTAACGGAATCAAAACTAATGTCCGGCGTTTGGGTAATGGTGTATATCATACGTAAGAGCGTTTCTATTTCAAGTTTAACGCTTTCCGGGGCGTTCTGCCATGCTAAGTATTGGGCTGTAGATCCTTCTTCGCCTTGAATAACCGCGCCGCTTTCGCCTTTCTTGGCCCATCCTAATATCTCGCCGGTTGTAAATATCTTCGGGCTTGCGTGATAGTCGTTAGTATCTGCAAAGTTGGAAAGCAATTTTTCCAAGCGGTCTATTAAACCCTGTACGTCTTCCCATTCTACGGCTGGCTGTCTTCCGTAAATAACCGGAATCTTACCTATTACGTTAACTTTTGGGTAGCCCTCTACAAGCTGCCAACCGCTATTAGTTGTTATCCACATACGGTGTTCTTCGGCTGTATAAGTTTCAAAATAGGTATATTTTACCCCGGCATTGTCCTTGCGTACGAATTGGCGGGAAAATGCTATCATGTCGCCTGTTTCGTCGAAATATGGGTAAAGCTTATCGCCAAGGTAAGGGCTAAAGATGGCTACTCTTAGCTTGTACCTGCTTTTAAAGCCGTATTTCTCGTTTTGGCTTTCTACTGGATACCAATACTCGGCGGCTTCTGTGCTGCTAAATATTGCGCGCGCTACCTTACGGTTAAGTGTTCGGCTCTTAGTATCGAACAAAACACGCTTAACGGCCTTTAATACGGTCTTTTCGTTGTCGTCTTCCGGTTCTGAATTAAGGTTTACCGGGTTTCCAAAGGTGAACGCTACGGCCCTTTTAACAATAAGCTTTTGAAGGGATAGAGCAACGCGGGCCACTGGCTCAATCCTAAAGCCTTCTCCTGAATCAGTGGAAGTAACGGTTATTACTTTATTCCCGTCGTCCCCGGCGGAAGCATCTATTTTAACCTTCTTATCCGGTCTTTTAACCGGGTTCATTACGTCGTGCTTTAGTGGGTCTATCTGCTTTTCGTAAAGGTCTTGGTTTGGTTCGGTTGCGTTACGCCCTGCCTTCAATTCGGTAATTACTGCGCTAACGTCTTCGTTTAATAAGAGCTGTTTAATTTCCATACTGTTAATATTTTAATGGTTATTACTTCTATCCAAATAGGCCGTTTAGGTCTTTCTTTCCGTTCTTCTTCCGTTGTTCAATAGTTCCAGTTAAAGCGTCCGGCGCGTCGTCGTGGGCGTTATTGCCTACCTTCATGTATCTACTAAGGGCTTGGTAGAATTCCGGCCATAACCTTTCCCAGTTCTTAGGGAAGTAGGTAAGGTTTTGAACTTCCGCGCTATGGCTAAATATTCTTACGTCCTTGTTTTCGCCTTGATGGAACCACTTAATTCGGGTTTTAGAATTACCCATTAGGCGGCATTGTGTTTCTACATTCCG